CGCATCAATGGCAGTTAACTTTCAGCACATGGCAACCAGAAACAGGATGGCGGCACCAGCAGTTTATATTAGAGCCCGAAGAACTGGCTCGTTTTAAGGAATTATTCGCAGATGGCAGTTGAATATTCACAAGCAATCAACGACCGTTGGGGCACTAAGATAGTAGAAGGTCGTGTTGTAGGCAGAAACAATATTGTTGTGCCCCCACAGGAAGTAGAGGATCTTGCAGCCCTAGGCTGTAAAGATATGGAAATTGCTCAATGGTTCGGCATTAATGACAATACATTAAGATATCAGTTTAGCGAGGAGTTAACAAAAGGCCGTGAAAATCTTAAGCAAAGTCTACGCAGAGCACAACTCAAAGCAGCCCTGGGCGGTAATGTAGTCATGTTGATTTGGCTGGGCAAGAACATACTGGGACAGAGCGAAAGTCCACAGAGCACTCAAGCAGAAGTTCTACCATTTACAGATGATGAACTAGACGAAGTAAAAGAACAACTAGAAGACGAGTTGGAAGAGTTAGACAAACAATAAACTCAAAAGATATTTGCTACAAGGAAACAAATGAAATATCAAATCATAAACGGAAACAATATAGATGTCCTGAAGACATTCCCCGACAATCACTTTGACAGCATAGTGACAGACCCTCCCTACGGTATAGACTTTTTAGGTAAAGCCTGGGACGCCAACACTGGAGCACTGGAAACATATCAAGAGTGCTTGCGTGTGTTGAAACCTGGCGGACACATCTTAGCCTTCAGTGCAGCCAGAACCTATCATCACCTTGCTATTACATTAGAACAGGCAGGCTTTGAAATACGAGATCAAATAATGTGGATTTACAGCAGCGGCTTTCCCAAGAGTCAGGATGTTGGTCGCAGCATACAGCGTAGTTTAGGTGTTAAGGAGAAGATATCTAAACAAGAATATGAAAAAGACAAACATTACACAAGTAATATGTCATCGGGTAAAAGCATACACGGAAGCAAAGATGACGGTGATAGTGGATACACAGAACAAATAGTCAAAGTCACAGACCCAGAAGCAAAGGCCTGGGCAGGTTGGGGCACAGCACTGAAACCAGCACACGAACCTATAGCATTGGCCCGCAAACCTATTAAACTCAGCATAGCCAAGAATGCTCAAAAGTGGGGCACTGGAGCACTGAATATTGATGCTACGAGAATACCTACAGATGATCCTATGATTGGCGGAGTTGGCACAAAAAATACCTATGAAAACTTTAGTGCTGAAAATACAGATAAAGTCTATGATGATATAACAATATGGCAACCTGCAGATGGCGGCCGCTTCCCCAGCAATGTTCTGGGCGAGATTAGCGAACCCTATCAAAAGTATTTCTACTGCCCTAAAGTCAGCCGTAAGGAGCGTCATACAGGGTTTGACACAGACAACATTCCAACTAATCCAAATGGTATGTTAGATGATAGTTATAATGATGCTACACGAGGACAAAACTATAATGATATAGCACTGACTAAATCCGGCAACAATCATCCTACCGTAAAACCAGTAGAACTAATGAAGTATCTAATCAAACTTGTCACTCCTAAAGGCGGCAGAGTATTAGATCCTTTTAACGGTTCAGGATCAACAGGTATGGCAGCAGTAGAATTAGGACACGAATATGTGGGTATAGAATTAGACCCAGCGTATGTAGAGATTGCTAAGAAACGCATAGAAGCGTGGAACCGAACAGACACAACTTTCGGGGAGATATTTGAATAAATGCCCTTAAGTAATGCACAAAAGACCATAGCGGATGCACCCTTTAGATTCAGGGTTGCCTGCTGTGGTCGCCGTTTTGGCAAAACACACCTAGCCCTAAGAGAACTAGCACGTTTCGCAAGACTGCCTGATCAGCGTTGCTGGTATGTTGCTCCTAGTTATAGGATGGCGAAACAAATTTTATGGAAGAAACTTAAGAAGAAACTGACCAGCATCAACTGGGTTAAGAAGATCAATGAAACTGAACTAACACTAGAACTGATCAATGGCAGTGAAATAAGTTTAAAAGGTGCTGACAACTATGACTCATTGAGAGGCGTTGGACTTAACTTTGTAGTCATTGACGAAGCAGCAGATATGAGTCCAGAAGCGTGGTATGAAGTATTACGCCCTACACTAAGTGATACCGGAGGTAGTGCTCTATTTTTAGGCACGCCCAAAGGCTACAACTGGTTTAAAGACTTGTATGACCTAGGCAAGACTCGTAAGGGTTGGGTAAGTTTTCAGTTTACTACTATTGATGGTGGCAACGTGCCTGAAGATGAAATACTACAAGCACAGCAAGATTTGGATAGTAGAACATTCCGCCAAGAGTATATGGCTACCTTTGAGCAGTATGCTGGCATTATTGCCTATGCTTTCGGTGATCATAATCTACAGGCAGCACCCGCGATAGAAAAGCATACGCCATTGATCTGCGGCATAGATTTCAACGTAAGCCCTATGAGTTGTGTTGTTATGGTTAGAACTAACAACGGCCTACATGCTATAGATGATATTGCCCTACATAGTAGTAATACTAATGAAATGATCGAGGAGATACGCAATCGTTATCCTACTAATCCTATAACTGCGTTCCCCGATCCTGCAGGCGTGCAGAAACGATCATCAGCCAACGGCAACACAGATATTCGCTTGCTGGAGATGGCTGGATTTACCGTCCGCTATCACAGAGCACACCCATTAATCAAAGATAGAATAAACGCTGCCAACAGCCTGTTCTATCGTAGAGAAGATGGCACAACTAGATTCTATATAGATCCTAAATGTAAACATACTATTAAGAGTCTAAAAAACTATAGTTATAAGGAAGATAGTCAAATACCCCTAAAGGGTGAATTCGATCATATGTTTGACGCCTTAACTTATCCTATAGAATTCTTGTTCCCAATCGTCAAACCAGTCCCTGAACAACCTGCCCGTAGACTAACTGCGGGAGGCATGGTGGCTTAAACGGACTAAATACTAAACTTATAAGTGAGACCCATTTAAATGGCAGATTTAACCTATCAACAGGCCTATCTATTGGCTACTAGTGCCAACGAAGTATACACACGTTATCGTGATCGTTGGCAGTTCCTAATGGATAGTTATCAAGGCGGCGAAGCCTATCGCAACGGAGCATACCTAACACGCTACCAATTGGAAAGCGATAGAGAATATGAACTACGCCTACGTAATGTTCCTCTAGATAACCAATGTAAAGGCATTATAGGACTTTACGTTAGTTTCCTATTTAGAACACCACCTAAGCGTGATTTAGGTGATTTAGAGTATAGTCCTGTAGTAGCAGACATGCTAGAAGACGCAGACCTAGACGGCCGCAATATGAATGCTTTTATGCGTGATGTTGCTACTTGGAGCCAAATATTTGGACATGCATGGGTATGTGTGGCTAAGCCTAGCGTAAACGCACAGAGCCTAGCAGAAGAAATGGCTCAAGGAGTTCGTCCTTACCTTAGCCTATATACGCCCTTAGCAGTCACAGACTGGGAATGGCAACAACAGCCTAACGGATCATACGCACTAAACTATATTAAAGTAGTTGAAGAAGTAAACGGCAACGAAGATCGCATTGTAGAATGGACTCTAGAGTCTATTACTATTACCGTTATTGATAAAGGACAAAAAACTGCCAAGAGTCGTGAAGTATTACCTAATGAACTAGGCCGTATTCCTTTTATCTGCGTCTACGCTGAACGCAGCCCTGTAAGAGGAATCGGACAGAGCGTTATTGATGATATATCAGATCAACAGCGTATGATCTATAACGAATTGGCAGAAGTATATGACAGCATTAGACTAGACACGCATCCCTCATTGGTGGCCACAGGTGAGACTAATGTTAGCGGAGCAGCAGCCGGACAGATCATCACCATGCCCGAGACTCTAGATCCTAACTTAAAACCATATGTCCTACAATTCCAAGGTGGACAGATTGATAAAATCTATCTAAGCATTGAGAATCGTCGTAAGATTATTGACGGTATGGCTAACGTTGGTTCAGTTCGTGCTACAGAAACACGCGAGATGAGCGGCATAGCAATCGAGACAGAGTTCCAACTCTTAAACGCACGATTGGCAACTCTAGCAGATGGTATGGAACTGGCAGAAGAACAGATTTGGCAAGAAGTGGCTGCTTACCTAGGCCTACCATGGACAGGTGAAATCACTTACCCAGATAACTTTGCTCTACGCAACGTAGACAATGAGTTAGATCAAATGTCTAAGATGAAGACTCTGGGCACAAATCCTCTAATCCAAACAGAAATTGACAAGCGTATTGCTGAAATACTGGACATTGATGAAATTTACGAAGCAGGTGAAGTAGAAACAGAAATGCCCGAAGTAGAAACAGAAACAGCCGAAATGGAAGTAGAAGAATATTCTACAGAAGGCTGTCCTATCGCTACACAGGACGTTGCTGTTAACTTAGAGAATCGTCAAACTGCTATTGACACAGCCAATTATGGTCCATTAAATCCTAATAGACCTAATCAAGTATTTTGGATGCGTTTAGCAGACAAGTGGGACGTTAGTGCGGAAGAAGCACAGCAGAGCCGTTGCGGTAATTGTGCTGCCTTTAACATTACAGACAAGATTGAAAGTTGTATAGAAGCCGGCCTAGCAGCAGGCGGAGCAACTGGAGATGAATGGGATACCGTAGCAGCCGGCGAACTAGGCTATTGCGAAGCATTTGACTTTAAGTGTGCCAGCAATAGGACCTGCGACGCTTGGGTTGTGGGCGGCCCGATCCAAGATTAATAATTTAAAATAAATAATCATATGGGCAAGAATACTTGCCCGCAAACTTTACTTCTATGGAAGGTGTGACATACGATGAGTCAAGAAAATACATCGGTAAATGCAGAGGCAACTGAGGCCGCTGACCAAACAAATAATCAGGCAGAAAAAACTTTTACCCAGGCTGAAGTTAATGCTATTCTAGCAAAGACTAAAACTCAATTAGAGAAGAAAATCAGCAGCAAGTTTGAAGATCTTGGCGATCCAGATGAACTACGAGAAATCGTAAGCAGTTATCGCAAACAACAACAAGATCAACAGATGAAAAAGGGTGAGTTTGAGAAGGTGCTACAAGATGTAGTATCTAAGAAGGATTCAGAAATCCAAAAGCGTGATCGTATGATTGAGGAATTCAAAGTGAATACTCCCATATTAGACGCCGCTGCAAGACTTCGTGCAGTTGCTCCTGATCAAGTGAAAGCACTTGTTCGCAGCAATGTCCGCCTAAATGGCGAAGGTGAAGTAGAAGTTGTAGACGGCGAAGGTAAGGTGAGGTATGACGATTCCGGTCGTCCTTTATCAGTAGACTCTTACATTCAAGAATTTTTAAGTAAGAATCCGCACTTTGTTCAACCAACACCCTCTACTACCAGTGCTCGCAGCACGGTGGGTGCTCGCAATGAAAAACTTGACATCAGCAAGTTGGACATGAAGAATCCAGAGCACAGAAAAATCTACGCAGACTATAGAAAATCTGCGGGATTAGCCTAATTTATAAAGGAAATTTATCATGGCAGGTTCTACAACCACTACACTAAATGACTTACTACCACAAATCATCCAAGAAGCGATGTTCGTAGCAAGCGAGAGATCCATCATGCGTGGTCTCGTAAAAAATTATTCTT